GCATATGGAAAGGGTGCATAAGGATATTGTGTTCTGCTTGGAAGACAAGCATGTAGTTGAACGTTCCACTGATACCAAGAGGCATAGCGTCAGAGAAGGAACCCTGACCAAAGGGGTAAACAAGAAAGACTGCAGAGGCTGCAGCAACTGGAGCAGAGTAAGCAACGCAGATCCAGGGACGCATCCCTAGTCGATAGCTAAGTTCCCACTCTCGTCCCATGTAAGCATAGATGCCAATGAGGAAGTGGAAGACAACGAGCTGGAACGGACCCCCGTTGTAGAGCCATTCATCAAGTGAACTAGCTTCCCAAATTGGGTAGAAGTGTAGTCCGATGGCATTGCTGCTCGGAACGACGGCTCCCGATATGATGTTGTTTCCATACAACAAGGAGCCTGCAACGGGTTCACGTATTCCATCGATGTCAACAGGTGGAGCTGCCACAAAGGCAACAATGAAACAAATGGCGGCGGCAAGTAGACACGGAATCATCAGTGTCCCAAACCAACCTACATAAAGACGGTTGTTGGTGCTGGTTACCCAGTCACAGAAAGTATCCCAAGCGTTAGACTTGGGTGCTGCAAGAGTAGCAGTCATAGTTGAAGTTAGTTAAGACGGGTTACTTTTACCCTACCAACTCCAGAGTTAGTGAGACCGATAGCGTCAGCCGCACCTTTACTGAGATCTAATCCTCTACCATGAATGTAGGGACCGCGATCATTGACCCGAACAACGGCACACCTCTTGTAACAAACTTTAAGTTTAGTACCAAAGGGGAGTGTCTTGTGCGCTGCAGTAAGGCCGTTTTGATTGTATCGCTCACCATTGGCGGTGAGGTTTCCGTGGAAGCCAGGACCGTACCAACTGGTGATCACTGACAATGTAGTTAGGATAGGAATCATAATTAAAAAGCAAAGAACTTTTATATGACTACTACGTCTAAGCCTCACAACTGCTCGCTAGCTGCAAGGCTGTTGGACTATTTTTTCTTAGAAGTTTTGACGCATTGATCTTTGCCGTTTTTAGTTCCGGCATAAGAATAGCCTTTCCAACAGGCTTTACCATCAGCACCTTTAATTTTGTTTGATGGTGTTTTCTTAGCAGCCATTACTTTTTAGGTTTTTTGTTTTGAACTTTCTTGCCAGTTTTAGCAGCTTCTTTTTTAGCAGCCGCCATACCGGCAGGAGTATAAGAATAGTGTTTCGTACCGACTTTAGGCATTACCAGATACCAGGAATAATTTGTCCAGTCAGCGCGTAAGCGCCAAGAGCAGCCATGACGCCAAGCATAGCAAGGCGACCGTTGAGCTGCTCAGCTCGTTCGTTGTGTGGAACACCGTAGGGATGATCAGACATAATAAGGGGTGGCTCTTTAGCCCAGATGTTTGTGTCGTTCATTAGAATTCAAGTCCAGAGCGTTCCAGTTTTTCCATGATCTCCATGCGATACGCAGGGTCTTGATCATAGCGGGGATCGCTCATCGCCCGTACAAGCTCAGCTTGGCTACGGAAGATCTCACGGGATTGAGCAGGTTTACCTTGAATCATGTTACCGTCTACACCCATGTTGTCTTGATAGCGATACTGCAGAGCTTGTAGTGCCAGCCGGATAGCTGGGATGTTACCTGTTTCAACAACACTGTCGAAAGCAGTGACCTCTTCTTCAGAGAAGTTCTCACTTGCCCAGGTAACTAGTTCCTGATACTTCTCAGCGCCGCCCACATAATTCTGGACTTCGTTGATTTGAGCATCAGTGAGTTCAACACCTTGAGGTTCTTGACTCTGTTCAACAGTGTTTTGATAGCGGAAGAAAGCTTCAACCAACTCTTTGGAAGACATCTTACCGAACTCTTCCATGGTCTCTTCACTGAGTTGACCGCCGTTTTTTTCGTATTCGTCGTTGACTTTCCACAAAAAATCTACAGCCGCATCAGACTCTTCTTCTTCAGATTGTTCCTCAGGGGTTTCTTGAGGTTCACTAGTTCCTTTTTCTTGTGAACCAAGTTTTTGCTGGAGTTCCACATAAGCCTTCTCAAGCTCTTGTGCATTTTTATATTTACCAGCCAGGAGTTGCTCCTGTTGAGCCATGAGCTCCTCACCAATGGCGAGGGATTCTGCTTCATTAGACTCAATAGATTCCATCACAACCGTATCGTTGGTGGAGTCATAGGTCATGATTTCTGCCATACTTTATTCATTAGGGGGAATGAGGTCTGCGCCCATTACGTTGTTGACAATCTCACCAGCGTTAGGGTTCTTTGTAGGATCAAGTAATGGAGCCTTCATAGCATTAGGTACAGCTTGCATCATAGCCATGTCTTGCTCTTGTTGCATCTGTTGTTCCATTTCAGCTTGCTGTTGATCCATGCTCTTAACAAGATTAAGAACATCGATGCCTTGTGCAGCCGCCAGGCGCTTGATAGCTTCGTCAGCATTGATGTATTGCATCAGTGCTTCAGGTCCAAGAGTCTGTGCGATAGTGCCTATAAATGTGGTCAGTGATTCACGGTCTTGTCCGCGACCAAGTGCATTGATACCAGCAACGATAGTAGGGTTGACTAGATCTTTAGGAATCTTAGGAAGCTCTCCACTACGTTGCAGTACCAGCAGTTTACGATCCAAGTAAGGAACCAGGAACTCATTAGTCAGCAAGGAGAATAGACCGCCAAGCTGTTGTTCCAGTTCGAGTTGGGTGAGGCGAACCTCTTCTGCTGTAGTGCGTTCGGATTGACGAACGTTAAGGATAAGGAATGCTTCAGCCAAGCGACGCTCAAGCTGTTGCATCATAGTCATGGCAGTGTTGAAGTCAGCAGTCTTACCCACTTGGATAACACCGATGTCTTCGGGACGACCTTGAACGATCGCACCGTTGCCTGCCTGGGCGATGGTGGAGGGTTTCGTGGTGCTTGAGGGTGATACCACGAAGACTACCTTAGCAGCTGCTGCAGCCCCTTCTACGATGGACTGTGACAGTGCGTTGAGTGACTTCAGATCACCCAGGAATTCTTCGCAACGACCACGACCGTAGCCCTCACCGTCAACCGTGTTGAACCTCAGAACCAGCCAAGGGCTTGCGTCTTTGGGAGACTTACCTTCGCTGCCAGGGACTCGTTTGTCCATGGCTTCCTGGTACCACACCCAGCGGTTGTTGTCTAATTTAACGTGAGTGTAGATTTCTACATCATCACCATGTAAGGATGAACCAACTATACCGTTGGTCATCTTCTCATCCACCAAAGTTTTTGGTAGAAGTTTTTTGTTGATAAGTTCTTTGGTTACGATCTCAATTACGTGACCATTGCCATCACGTTCTACAACATAACGGTTCAGTGGGTAATGCTTGAGCCCATCTTTACCCATGTAGATCAGAGCGTTACCACCAACAACCAAATGCTTGAGCGCCTGGTGCACAACGACACGATCGCTGGAAGCAGCAATCGAATCCATCACCATACGTTCAATCTTAGCAAAGTTTAAATCCAACTCGGAGCGCATCTCAGCAGGCAACTCAGTGCCCAACTTGTCGTCCCTCAGTTGCAACTTAAAGAAGGTGGTTTGAGGAGGAAGTAATGCCAACATCAATTTGGATGCAAGCGTCACCACACCTTTAGCACCAACTGCTTGCCAAGGTTGTATCAGTTGTTTGAAGGTTGGTCTGATCTCATCACGTTGGATGAGGTAAGGAAGGGTCAGCTCAGAGCACTGAACTGCAATGTCTAGAAAATGTTGCCGGTCACTGGTTAGAGCATCGTACCTGCTTTTAGCGTTCATTTATCTAGGTAGGAATATTTGTACCGCCAGCTTGAGCGCCGACGTTTAGAGGAATGCGCAAAGAAGAGATGCCTCTACCAGCACCAAGGGTGCTAGCCTTCCGTGATTTACGGGGACGGACACCTTGAGTACCCAGCGCTGCACCAACAGACATTGGTGGAGGTGTGTACTTAGCTTCTTCAGGCTTCAAACCTTCAATCAAAGCTTGGTTAGCAGCCTCTTGCTGCTTCAATTGATCTTCATAAATGTTAGCTTGACGAGTTGCTTCACGCTGGGCTTCTACTCGTTTATGTTGTGCACGTCTTCCGCCGCCACACATAATTAATCTCCTTCAGAAAGTCTAGATGCAACCCAGTCTACGACGCTACGTTGACCAGATCTATACATGATCTGATCTAAGCTGGTATTTGGTTGCGGGTTAGTGAGTGGAAAACGATCTTCTAATTCTTGTAGAAGACGCTCCACAGTTAATACATTAAGCATACTGTGGAAGGTTGGGGTTGGCATGTTCAAAGAAGGCTGGCATACGTGCTCGCCGTGTATCAGAAAGTTCTGGGGCTTTGCCCTCATACATTAAGCGATCACTGGAATCCAGCCAAAATTTTTTGTCCAAAAATTTATTCGAGTTACCAACCTTGAGAGGTTGCATAACCCAGTTAATAGTTGCCTTGCGAAGTTTATCCAAAGACGGAGAAACCTCAAGACCAAGTTCACGACAAATCAACGAATTAGCGCTGACATGTACTTGCTCATCCCGCGAGATGTCCGCCGAGACTGTTCGTAGTCCAGCGTCACCATTGAAACGGAAAAAGGGAAGCAAGACGAAAAAGATCGCACGTTCGGCAACAAGTGCCTTGAGGATCGTGTGAT